GCTCGACCATGGTTTCGCCTGGCAACAGCAGATCCAGAACTAAACAAATTCCAACCTGTAAAGGTGTGGCTTGATGACACGACCCGCCGCATGCAGATGGTATTTCAACGATCCAATACCTACCGCGCACTGCACTCGATGTACGAGGAACTGGGCGCCTTTGGTACTGGCGTATCGATCGTTCTGCCTGACTTTCAAAACATCATCCATCACTACCCCTTGACGACTGGCGAGTATTGCATTGCCACGAATTACCAGGGCAATGTGAACACGCTCTATCGTGAATACGAAAAGACGGTGGCCGAGGTGGTGCAAGAGTTCGGGCGCGAGAACTGTTCGACTGCGGTGCGCAACATGTTTGACCGTGGCTCACTGGATCAGTGGGTGCCAATCATTCACGCGATCGAGCCTCGATCTGATCGAGACACTCGCAAGCGCGACAACATGAACATGCCATTTGCGTCGTATCACTTTGAGGTGGGCGGCGACAACAACAAGTTCCTGCGCGAGTCTGGATTCAAGATGTTCCCGGCACTGGCTCCTAGATGGGGCACAACTGGCGGCGACATCTACGGCAACAGCCCTGGCATGGAAGCATTGGGCGACATCAAGCAATTGCAACACGAGCAACTGCGCAAAGCCCAGGCAATCGATTACCAGGTCAAACCACCGCTCCAGGTGCCGACCTCGATGAAGAACCGGGATGTCGAAACACTGCCTGGTGGCGTGTCATTTGTTGACGCAAACTCACCAAGCGGCGGCATCAAGTCTGCATTCGAAGTCAACCTGAATTTACAGTACCTGCTCAATGACATCATGGATTGCCGCGAGCGTATCCGTGGCGCGTTCTATGCTGACCTATTCTTGATGTTGGCCAACGCAACAGACACACGCATGACAGCAACCGAAGTGGCCGAGCGTCACGAAGAGAAACTGCTCATGCTTGGCCCTGTGCTTGAGCGCCTGCACAACGAACTGCTTTCACCATTGATCGACATGACATTCACCCGCATGGTCGAGGCTGGCGTGCTATTGCCACCACCTCCAGAGTTGCAGGGCATGGAGTTGTCAGTTGAGTTCGTCTCGATGCTGGCCCAGGCACAGCGTGCTATCGGCACCAACAGCGTTGACCGCTTCGTCGGCAACCTGGGCGTCGTGGCCAACATGAAGCCTGATGTGCTCGACAAGTTCAACGGCGACGCGTGGGTTGATGCCTATGCCGACATGCTGGGCGTCGATCCAAACATGCTGGTAGGTGGCGAGCAAGTGGCCATGATCCGTGAGAATCGCAACATTGCACTCGCGGCCAAGGAACAGCAAGCGGCTATTCACCAGCAGGCGCTGATCGCAAAAGATCTTTCACAAGCACAGACGACAGAGCCTAGCGCCCTGACGAATGTCATCGATATGTTCTCTGGATACAACACACCCTGAAAGGAATAAACATGCCAATGATCAACATGCAAAAAGCACCCGAGCGGGAAGAGATGCCGGGAGAATACGAGTCCGATGAGCCGCGTTACCCATACGGCCTGTGCATCAGCCTGGGCAAAGACGAACTTGAGAAACTTGGCATCACTGCGTTGCCGAAAGTTGGCACTGAGATGACCATCATGGCCAAGGCCTATGTCAAGATGACTCGTGCATACGAGACACAAGGCGAAGGCGAAGACATGGGCATCGAGTTGCAGATCACCGACATGGAGATCCAAGGCAACCAGCAACAGCGCAATGCCGAAGCATCGACCATGCTTTACGGCGGCACTGAGTAAGCATGCCCGCAAAGTCTGAAAAGCAAGCCCGCTTCATGCAGGCTGTAGCCCACAACAAGGAGTTTGCCAAGAAGGTGGATGTGCCTCAGTCTGTGGGCCGTGACTTTTCTCAAATGGCTGAAAAGATGTACCCAGCCAAAGAAAAGAAAAAGGGGTAGGCAATGCCAGGACCGGGCTTGTGGGCCAATATCCACGCAAAAAGAAAACGCATCGAGCAGGGATCAGGTGAGCGCATGCGCAAGCCTGGCGAAGAAGGTGCGCCTACCAGGAAAGACTTTAAAGAGTCTGCCGCTGAGAAGTTGTACGGTAAAGACAAGGACAAAAAATAATGGCACGCCAAAAATACCAAGGTGCGCCTTGGCTGTACGACGACACAACTGGCGACATCATTGGCGTTAAAGACCCAGATGGATCTGAGTTCTATTGGTCACGGGCCGCAAGGATTGGATCTTTTTACGACACGACAGACCAAACCAATACAGCCAACACGGCAAAAGTAATGACATACAACACGACAGACATATCGCGAGGTGTGTCGATTGTGTCCGGCTCTCAAATTACTGTTGATCGCGCAGGCATTTACAACATTCAATTCAGTGCGCAATTTGAAAATTCACACACCCAAGAAGAAGATGTCAGCCTATGGCTTAGAAAAAATGGCGTTGACATTCCAGAAAGCAACACATTTTTGGCTGTTGTTGCACAACACGGTGGAATAAATGGACATGTCGTAGCGGCATGGAACTTCTTTCAACAATTAGCCGCAGGCGATTACATCCAACTTTATTGGTCTGCTACAAGTTCATTGGTTTCCATTCAAGCGATACCGGCTCAAACAAGCCCTGTTCGCCCTGGTACACCTTCAATCATCCTAACTGTGAATGAAGTTGCCGCATGACGGTACCCGTATCCACATGTGCCATAGATAGATTGACGCCATGAGCAAAGAATTTGACCCGATCGATTTGCGTGGGCAAGAGCGTGCTAAATCCGAGAAGGATGTACGCGAGAAACTAGCCCGCGAAAACGAGGAGGCCGATATCAAGTGGCTCATGGGTAGTAAGAGGGGGCGCCGTGTAGTGTGGCGTCTTATGGACCAATCCGGCGTGTTCCGGCTGTCGTTCAATACCAACTCGATGCAGATGGCATTCGCAGAAGGTAACAGGAACTTCGGCAATCGCATGCTCGCGATGATTCACTCTCTGTGCCCTGAGTTATATCCACAAATGGTAAAGGAGCAATCCAATGACAGAATCGCTGATGACGGATCAAGCCGCAACGACCACTGAAGGCACGCCCGCATCGCAAGACGCCTCGAGCACACAACCGACGGGGGGTGAGCAACAGGCGGCGCAACAACAGGCTGATAGTACGCAGAACCAGCAGGCTGGCCAGGATGGTCAGGACACTGGCAATGCCGAAGGCGACAAGGCCGGTGACACCAAACAAGGTGCCCCGGAAGCGTATGAATTCAAAGCACAAGAAGGCCGAGAGTTCGACCCTGAGGTGATGAAATCATTCTCGGAAATCGCCAAGGAATTGGATCTGCCGCAAGATGCCGCGCAGAAAGTGCTGGACAAAGTCGCACCAAAGATCTTGGAGCGTCAGATGCAGGCACTGGAAAATGTGCGCAACGAGTGGGCTGAGAACGCTCGCACCGACAAGGAATTCGGGGGTGACAAACTCAACGATAACCTGGTCGTGGCAAAGAAGGCTCTCGACTCATTTGGTACGCCAGAACTGCGCAAGTTGTTAAACGAGTCTGGCCTGGGCAATCACCCGGAGATGATCCGATTGATGTACAGGGCAGGCAAAGCAATCAGTGAGGACCGCTTTGTCGGTGGCACTAGAGGTGGTCAGAAGTCTGGCCCCAAAGGTTTCAACGATCTAGCATCCGCGCTTTATTCAAATCAGCAAACTTAATAGGAGTCCAAAATGGCTACTTTGTCGAACAACTCTCTCACCCTCGCCGATTGGGCGAAACGCGTCGACCCGGACGGTCGAGTTCCCGTCGTTGCAGAACTGCTTTCGCAGAGCAACGAGATCCTCGAAGACTGCGTGTTTAAGGAAGGCAACTTGCCTACCGGCGAACGCGTTGTGATTCGTACTGGTCTGCCCACTGTCTACTGGCGTGCGCTGAACCAAGGTATTCCTTCAAGCAAATCAACCACTGCACAAGTGGACGAGGCTTGCGGAATCTTGGAAGCCCGCTCTGAAGTGGACAAAGACTTGGCTATGCTGAACGGCAACACCGCTCAGTTCCGCCTGTCTGAAGACACCGCTTTCTTGGAAGCGATGAAC